CAACCCAAAACGGCGGGGACTAAGCCCCCTGCGAATCGGGGACGATCGCAAAAGCCCAGTGGCAGAACGCCTGCCAGGGAGAGCCATTCTCCCAAGAGCGCGCACCAAAAGAAAGTTTTTCCTATCTGCCGTGCTGGAGCATCATGCACGTACAAGGGCCCAAAAGGTGAGCCCTGCAGGTTTCAACACCCAACGGAGATTCCGAAGGGAAAGGAAGAAGCGGACGCTACGGCGCCCGTGGCCGAAGTGTCCCCTGCCGTGTCAGGGTCCACTGTCGGGGCATCCCTCACTCCGGTGGTGGGGGAGACGCCTGAGCCCAGAACTGAGTGCCTCGGGAGCTACTTTGCTGAGAAAGCTGTAGTCATTCCGGGATGCGAGGAGCATACCATTCAATACGCGAAGGCGAAAGGATGGCGTGTGTATATAGACATTGAACGCCAATCAATCCCTCACCCATTGAGCCATGTGGCAAGGGAGGTGGCAACTCTGTCTGTTGCGTCTGCAGCTTTGCGCGGCCTGCGTGAGGTGCGGATTCTTTGCGTCTATGGGGCACAAAGGGACAAGAGGCTTCTTGCTGTGAAGAAGAAGCTTACGGAGAAGGGCCTCATGGTGTCAGTCACCGTGGGCCCTAACGAGGTATACCCTGGCGACGCCGGCAAGCTCGCCGACGTCAGGGAAGAGCCTACCGGACTGTACAACCTGGTTGTACTCACGGACATATATTGGGGCAAGAAGAACGGGGCGTTCGCGCAGAGCGACGCTAAGTTCTGGGCCAAGTATGCATGCGACGGGTCGATTTACTGGATTGGCCGTTGCTTCGTGGGTGCTGCGGGAGCCGACATCGTGGAAAACTTTGGAGGACCCGTGGAAGGAGTGTGGTTCAGGGACGCCGACGGAATGATCAACTTCTCTTCCGATTCGGCTGGCTATGGGTACCCGAGACATCCGTCCGTAGACTGGTTACAACACAAGACCACCGAAGGCTTGAGTGTTACGTATGTGGATTCCAAAGGTCCCTACAGCATTTTCAAGATAGCGGTTGAAACGCCTGACACAGTCAAGGTGGACGTCAATCTACAGGAGCCATTGCAGGGCAACTACTCGTGGCGATCGCGAGAGACCTCCTGGTTCCAGATTGTTCCCCACACTTGGACTCAGTGCTTTTCCAAGCGAACACGCTGGTTTGTGCACAATCCCACGATTGCGTCGTTGGGCCCCACCTTCAAGTACAAGATTCCGCTAGGACACACGGCAGACGTGGCGCGCGGACAGACTATGAAGTTGTTGGAGGCGGACCAAGTATACGTAGCTCTGAAGAGCAGGTGGCCTGCGTTGGCCACCAAAATCCTGTGTGATACGGCGGACTGTGCGCTGTACGCAGGTAGGGAGACCGCAGCCCAGGAGCAGTACGATTTGAGAGAAGCCCACCAAACAGCTGAGAGGCTTTTGGTTAGCGCACGTGCACCAACGTTCATCGCGATTCCGCGTTTGAATATGCGCACGATGCGGGTGTTCTTCGCTATGGTCGTTGCCTGGATCTTCCTTACGTGGATACAAAGTATCGGAGTTCACGCGCGCATCTATGGACCTATTGAAGGCGAGTTGCGTGTTGACGAATGGTGGATGGGAACATTTTTGGTTACGAGTATGTTACTGCTGGCCAATTACATCAACAGTTCGTCCCGATCCTCCCGCCAACTATTTGACGAGTGGCTTACCCTAAGAGCAGAGAGACTAGAGCAGAAAGATATTGAGAGTGGATGGTGTGCGTTGACCGAGAGCGACGCCATACCGGCTGAACAGTCTGATGCCATGTCCTTTGCGATTGGTAGAGGGGAAGTCAGGGTTGAGGTTGATGGAATAGCAATGAGTGTTGAGCAAGCCGCGACAGAGCTGTGGGACGAACCTGTGAAACAGAGTGTCCAGCCCGTGATCGTTACCAACGGCATGCCACACCAGCCGGCTAAGACGGACTTGAATCTGTTGGCCGCGGTGATTCAAAGAGTGCATACGGCTGAAAAGGGGGAAACGGACCCCAAGAAGCTTAGTGGCATCTGGGGACGCGCGAGTCAACGATTGGCAAAGTGTCTAGTCGGCACGCTGGGAGAAAAATGGACCATTGCGGATTGTGCGGCTGCAATGGGCGGTGAGAAAGCGAAGCGCTTGCTTAACGCGGACGAGAGCCAGGAGCTGGGAAAGCTTTGTGGTTATCGCAAGGAGATTATGGTGAAATGGAATGAAACCATACCCTGGAAAGTAGTGGACGGACAGTTCACAGTGAAGCCGAGGGCTATCACTGTGCTGTCAAACGATTTACACGTCAACTTCGCGCCGGACGCGCGAGGTGTTGCGGACGTGCTGCACCGCGTTTTTGACGGTAGCTTGCACGGAGATGTCGTCGTCTATTTTGCTTCAGGGTATACAGGGGAGCAATTGAATGCAATGGGCTCTATTCTTGCCGGAGGGAACTGGAACGTGGTGGCTGTGTCAGGAGATGATAGCATCACTAGTAAAGTTACCGGATGGCAGACCCAGGGTGTGATGCAACCTATTGGCGAAGGCGATTTTAGCGCGTACGACCAATCGCAGCGAGAGGAATGTCTGCGAGCACACGCCCACTGGTTGGTGGCTTTGGGAGTAGCACCACTGGTTATCGACTTGATCTTAACGGTATGCAGCATGCCGTATAAGGCGCGGGGCAAGCGGGTGCGTATTAGGGGAAAAGCCGGTTTTCAGCTGGCGACGGGGATTGACTGGACCACAGTCATAAATTCGATGTCCAATTTGTGTTATTGGTTGGAAGTGTTTGCTATGGGCAGGGAGCCCGAGCGAGCTGCCCATATGATGGGATTCGAGTTGAAGTTCAAGTCGCACATGAGTCTGAGCGAGGCCACTTTCCTCAAGGGGTGGTGGGTGAGAGACAGGACTGGAGAAGTCTGTTGGTTCCCCCTCCCTTCCCAAGTTGTTAAGCTGGGTAAAACGCACCGAGCAGTTAAGCTGTTTTCCAAGTCCAAGCGAGATTATGCAGAAGGGTTGGCCACCCTTTCCTATGCTATATCGCAGTCCATGGCTAAAGTCCCGAGTGATTATCCTATCCTCGGGCCGTTTATTCGCAAGCTTGGTGAGCTTGGGAAAGAAACGACCGTAGTGGTGAGTGCTTCGGAAGATGGATGGTGCAAACCGAATGTTTCCTCGGTTTCCGTCGACCGTGCGCATGCAATCGACATGATTTGCGACCGCTATGGGCTCGCTGAGCAAGACATCGTGAGGGCAGAGAAGTTGATTGGGGCAGTTACGCGGCTCCCAGCTTTCTTGAGCGACCCCGTGTTCTTGGCATTGTCCGAGAAGGACTATGCCTGAGCGAGGAACCACTGGAGCAACAGGGGCTTGGCGGCCCCGGGGTTTAACGATCCTCCTCCAATGACAAGAATGTGAGTAATCTCGGAAAGCCATTATATATCCACGCTTGACTTGGCAAGCAACATGAACAACAACAATGCACCTACTCGCCGCGCTGGTCGTAAGCGCGGTCGCGGTACTGGTGACAGTGCTTCGGGCGGTCCTCAACCGCCTCAGAAGAAACAAAGGACTCCCGGTCAGGCGAGACGGCAGCGCAAGCGCCGTGCTCAACGCAACGGTCGTGCCATGGCAGACCGAGCTGATCGAGGACGCGACTACCTTGCAGGCCGAGGACCCACAAACAACTTTAGTGGGTACGGAAACAAGGCGTCGATGCCCATTTTCGAGAGAGAGTACATTGCGGAGATCACTCCTACCGCAGAACCGGCTTTCTCTCTGCAGCAGTTCCCGGTCAACCCAGGACAGGCTGCTGCATTCCCGTGGTTGGCACGAATCGCTCAAAACTTCGAGAAGTATGAGTTTGAGTACCTCCGCTTCATCTACAAGAGGGAAGTGAGCGAGTTCGCCACCAACGGAGTGACAGGCAAGGTCATCATGTCGTTTGATTCGGATGCGTCAGATCCGGCGCCCATCAACAAGCAGCAGATGTTGGACACAGATCCACACGCTGACGGCATGCCATGTGAGAGCTTTTTCATGGATATCCCGCAGGAAATCCTTCAGAAGTTCAATGATGCCCACTTCGTGAGGCCAGGCGTGCTGCCTGCCAACACGGATTTGAAGACCTATGACATCGGGACGCTCAACGTCGCATGTCAAGGCACTGCAGCTAACACCACGGTTGGGGAGCTGCACGTTGAGTACGCGCTGCGCTTGCGCGTTCCTGTGTTGGAGAACACTGCTTACGGGTCTGGAACCTTGAGCGGTGCCACCGGGACTTCGGCGTCAATCATCGCCACTGGCTCTTCAGCTGCAGGCAACATACAATTGAGTTCAGCTCTTGATGTTGTCACTGCGACGCCCCTCCAAATCGGGGCTGAGTACGCGGTGAGTTTGGGCTGCTCCGCAGCTTCCAATTCCACCACCACGTTCGCAGCTGTATCTGGGTGTACACTCAAGAATCAATTGATCGCGTCTAGCGGGGCAACGAATAGCTCAGCCACGTTTGTCGCGACAGCAACGACGGCCACTTTCAGTGTGACGACCAATGGAAACGTCACGAACCCGTTGCTGGTCATGGCCCAGATCGCCCCTCAACCGAACGCTGACTGAGCGTTGGGGCTCCGGATACACTCTCCGGGAAAACAACAGGGTGCAGCTTAGCCCCCAGAGCTGAACAGTGTTATGGGAAGTGTTCGTGTGAAATAACAAAAACGAGATATTTATTTGTCCGTGTAACGTCGGAAACGCCAAAAAAGAAACCTCATGAGAGACCCTGCGCG